TTTTTGTATTCTTGCTCACCTGTGATGAAAGTACCAGTGACACTCTCAAGTGCTTGCATCTTTGCGTTTGCAAGTGCAGCATCATAGGTAGATCCATAGCCAGTAACTGTTACCTCTTTTGCACTGGCGATGTTACTAATCAATAGCAGAATTACGAAAAGATATTTCATTTTGCGAGCATCATCGATTTAAGTTTAGCAGAAGATTCAAGTGAACGCTTGTCCACTACGATCATCACTGTCACATTCTTACCATCATCGGTGATTTTGCGATCATCGATATATGCCCCACGGAGAATACCAGAAGATTCTTCTACGATAGACTCAGTGATTTTCTGAGACATTTTAGTTGCTCGATCTTTGCTAACATTTTGATCAATCAACGCATCAGTAAAAGCATCAGATGTTTTCTTCGACTTTAGATCAGACTGAATAAACTCTACAATGTTACGCTTTGCACGTAGTGTTGCAAGGTTCATAGCCTGTTCAATGCCAGCATCATGTTCAATTGGCACGTTAGCAGATGCAGTAGATTTAATTGCTTTCCAATCACCAAACGTAGAAAACTCTACCTCAACCTTACCGAAATTCTTCGCTAAGGAAGCACCCTCCTGTGTCATTTGTCCAGTAGGTTTAGTCGAACTACATGCACCAAGCATCAGTGCGATTACAGCCATAGCGAGGATTCGCTTTTTCATTTCACATTCTCCTTAATTACAACTTTCGCATTATCAAGTTGTCTATCTGCAAAGTTAGCAAAATTACTAAACCCAACAGTTGAGACAATTATACCCAAAACAAAACCAATAATAAGATTAGTCATTTTTTGGCACCTCGATCTTTTCTAGTTCTTCGGCAGGATCCCATTCATCTTCATTGTCCTCTTGCCAAGCACGAACATCTTCAGAGATACAAAACATCTCATTAATCTCAGAAGGAATTTCTTCCTCAATCTCATCAGCTGACATGTCAGAATATTCGTAGAAGTCATCGTAACCATCTTGGTAACGACCACAAAATGCCATTCCAGGTTCATAGTAATAAGCATCTACGTTCCAACCCTCTCCGACGAGAAACTCGTAAATGCAAGTGGGTGGTGACCAAGCAGAGTCAAACGAAATTGTGACAGTAGTTTCATCTACAATTTCATATCCAGCGAGACTGATATCCCACTTCGTACCCCAGTTTTCTACATTCCAGCTGTACCAATTTTCTTCTTGATCAGCAGGACGTGGTCGCAGAATATTGAGAATTTCATAAGGACTATCTCGTTCATCTGACTTCTTCATCTCAACGATAAGTTGATCAATCTTTTCTTTTGGACCAGTTAAAGTCGCATAGTTGTTGCACCAATTAGGCATGATATAGTTTTCCTTTCACTTCATGAATGCTTCAAATAGAGAGATGACATCATTAATGTTTTTAGCATTAACTGCCATTTTGCTTTCTTTGCCATCAGCAAATGTCTTAGTGTACCCACCTTCTTTGAGCCACTCTTTCATTTGTTTCTTCATAGCCTCAAGTTTATCGTCTTGTGCGTTAAACTCGAAGGTTACTTTTACTGGTTCGTTGGATTCGACTGTAGACCAATACCACATCATATACATGTTGTTGCGTGCACTGCTCAAAAAGAATGTCGAGGTCGAATTGATTTTAATCTCTCTCAACTTATTTTTGAATACATGATAGTTAAGAGTAAACCATTCAGGCAGACTCTCAAAGTTATCATACTGCTCGTTCTGAAATTCAGAGAACATCGAGGACAATGGCTTCATAATAAAACACTCCTTGTAGTGACCAGAAACAGAGTTTGCTTCTGGATTTTCAGTTGCAATTAAATAAGACTCAAGTAGGAAAGACTCACCATCTTTTTTACCACCAAACAACTCCAGATTTCTTGCAACAATGTAGCAGTGCTCAAACAAGAATCCTTTGTCCTTTAAATGGGCAAGGCAACGATCTCCATTTCCCTTGCCAACATAAAGTAGTTTGCCATCGTTGTCGATGTATTTGTAGACGTATTGTCCCAAAGTTGCAAAAAATTCACTAGTAGGTTTTTCCATAATATAATTATACTACAATTAGGTATTTTTGTCAACACCTTTTTTTGCAGGTGGAGGGATGAATCCTGCATCCGCTACAAGTTTATGTGTAATCTTTGGAAACAGCTTATGCAACTTCTGATCCTTAACTGCAATTACTACCTTCGCTTCCTCTGGATGAATACCTTCCAATAAACCAACAAACAGAGATTCTCTCTTTAAAGGTTTTATGTCTGGACGCATGAATACATACAATCTACGTGCCTCAGTATAGAGATTTGTCTCTGTCATGCCCATAGGTTCAGAAGCAGGTTTAAATGGTGGTTCACCCTCTGGCAACAACCACTTATGACTATCCAAGAACGCATGAGCAAATAGTGCTTTCAAAAGAAACTCACTTTTGTATTTCTCAATTGTTTTTGGGTCTTCGTTAATTTCTTTTAACATTTCTACAAGATATTTCTTCATTAGAAGTCCTCGATTTCATCCAACAATAAACGACAACGATGTTCCATGAGATAATTCATCACAGTCATCTTATCTCCCTTAGGTTTACTACTTATGTATGTATTCACGATAGACTGTTTGACTTCTGCTGGAATATTATCAAATGCAATTAGTTTTGCATTACGTTGCCAGTTTCGTTTTTCCTCATCAGTGCGACATGCATCAATACCCTTTTCATAAAACTCTGCCAGTCTTTTTGCACTGACAGGTTTTTGACGATCTCCAACTACAAACACATCATCCTTAGATAGAATGTTTGGAATACCATCACCTGTGTCACCTTTGACAATATGCTCAACAGTAAAGTCTATGATTTCCTGCTTTGAAGCAGTGATAAACTTCTTCTGCATAGGTGACCACTGACGCACATTACCTGACGAGAATGGTGCGAGTTGTAGTTGCTTGAAGTCTTTGTCAGAAGAAAGAATAAGAATCTTCTGTGGTTCTTCAACCAAACCAGCAAGCATCAACTCATTACTTTGCACATACTCGGTAAGCACTGCAATAATATCGTCTGCTTCAGCACGATCAACATGAATCACTCGCCATGGAAAGTGCTCTGCAATCTCTTGACGCATCTCATTCAATGTGTCAAAGATCAAGTGCCAATCCAAGTCGGAGTTATCACGCATCTTTTTACGACTAGCCTTGTAGTGTTCAAAGACTTCTCGTCTCCAATACTTACGACCATCGCAACACACGACAAGTTCTCCATACTCTTTAGCATACTTTTTCTTGTATGACTTGAGAGTAGAAAGAGTCACGTGACGAATAAGATTCTTCACTTCAGACTCTGTTCCTTTGAGTTCTCGTTGGAAGGTAAGAATGGCAGCAAGTGCCACTTGTGAATAGTCAACTAAAATCATAATTAAAATGCTCCCAACAGAACACACTCTGCGTTAATACGACCATTTGGTGTGCTAGATTTTGTAGTAAGTTTCTTAATCGCACCATTGAGTCCACGTTTACCAAGTGCAGTATCCTTAAAGAATTCTTCTGGTTTGCGTAGTGTAAATGATAGCGAATCCTTGATGCTGAATCCGATAATCGTAGTTCCTTTGACACCAAGTGTGTCCATCTCTGCCTTGTATACTTGAACCTTACGGTATTTCGTATTGTATACCCACAACTCACTGGCAGTGAGAATGTCTTCTGGTTTACAAGACTTGAGTTTAAGTTCAGCAAACTCTCTCATAAATTTGAGTTTACCAACAACTTTGCTTGGTGGTGTTGATTTACGCTTACGTGGTGCACGTGTAGCCTTAGCAGTTTGCACCATCTGCTCGCAGTCTTCAACGATCTGTCCAACAAACTTATGAAACGCTTTCAATTCTCGTTTTGAGAAATTGCTGTATCCCTCAACAAGCTGTTCATCTTCTTCATTGATGGCATCTGCGAGTTCGTTATATGTTCCAACGAACAGATCACCGATCTTTTTAGCGATGGGTGCTGATACTGAATTAGCCAACAAATAGTTTTTGGCAGAGAAAGTAGTCTTACCTTTACTCAATACAAAGTCATCAATCGCACCTTCGATTTCACCAGCGAGTTCTCTGGCTTTTTCTTCGATACGCTCTT